TTGTATTACATAATTCAACAGGACTTCATAGTACTTTGGTTAGTAGGTTAGTAGCAATGGCCTATATACCTAATCCTAATAACTTACCCGTAGTAATGCACTTAGATGATAATGGTTCTAACAATATAGTTACAAACCTTAAGTGGGGCACTCATAAAGAAAATACTCAAGATTCTATTAGTAAGGGTAGGTGGATAATGCCTAAACACGGTAAAGGACTAAATAGTCCAAGGTCTACCCTAAGTAATCAACCGAGAAAACAACGTAGAATTTTGAGATTATATCAGTTGGGTTTTAATTATAAAGATATAGGTATTAAGGTAAACATTAAACCTAAAGTGATATCTAGATTTATTAGTTTCCGAAACTCTTTGGAGTAAGGATTACCTATTATATTATATAACTTAAAATATTAATGATATGAAGATAATCGATTATGTAGTTAAGACCTTGATAGTATTGGCTGGTCTTTTAATTCTAGGGTATTTTATGCCAGTTGTAAGTTGGTTTGAAAAGCCTCAACCGAGAAAGAATATGGTTTTTAGATGCGAGATGGTTGATGGTAAAGTTAGAGATTATACTTTAAATTTACCAGAAAATGTTACTTGGTATGTAGGTACAAATAGAGGTTCATACTATGTAAACTTCGGTTCTCCTACTAAAAACCTTTATGGAAAGGAATGCCCAATAGATAATAACGAAGGTTGTATTAATGGAGTTTTAGTTTGTAATAGGATAAAATGAGAGAACCCAGCATTCACATTACTAAGTCTCAATTTGAGGAAATATTAAATACCCTAGAGGTAGATAACTTCCCAGTTGAGGCTTTTTTTGTTATTGCACGAAAAGAGGCAATAAATACTAGAGCAGTGGTTGTTTCTAATAAAGGGACAACTAAGAAAGTAACTAATATATTACTAGCATCTAAGGGTAATGCTTCCCTTGTTGCCGATATATTATATGCTACTCGTATAAAGCTTAAGCATAGAGGAGTTCGTAAAATAAACGAAAGTAATACAAGGGAATGGGCTTTATGTAAAAAGCTTGCTGAGATATGTAATACCTTTTGTGAGGATTTTAAATTTGATACTCGGGAAGGATTTATTAAATACATTGAGACTGGTTTAAAGAGGATGACAGATTATCGTAATGTTATGCAAAGGTTAATATCCATGCAGGATAACATTACTAATCAAACAGAAGCTGAGATTAAATTACAGTCAGCAGATTTAGAACTCACTGCTAAGGTACATGATTACTTTGTAAGTAAGATTGCTAAGGCAACTGGTATATATGAATCCTATGAAAAGAATCCTGAGAAGTATGTTCACTTCGCTTATGTAGCAGCATTCCTAGAGGAAGAAGGTTGGGATTATAAGGATTTCATAGATGCTCAGTTTGAATCCTTAGCATGGTGTAATGGTCTACCCGATATTGCTCAATTATATACTGATAAAGCAGTAGAAAGGTATAATAAGTATTTATATAAAAATAAGAATAAAAAATCCTTAGAGGAACCTCAAGTTGAGGGCTCTCTCTGGGATAAGATTAATAATTAAAACATAACGTTATGAAAGCTTTAAGATTTTTAGGTAACAGAGTAGAGGATGCAGCTAATGCTTTTATTGATGTCCTCAAGTATTCGGACCAGTCAGTAGATTACCCTGATTTCAAGGACATTGAACCTTGGCCAGAGGATATTGTTAATATGTTCAAGGATGCACTAAAGGATAAACCTTTCTCTGAGATTAGTGCTATCCTTATGTATACTCAACAGTCGTCAAGGTTTGAACCCATTGCAGAGCTAATGCTTGGTATTGGTTTAGTAGAAATGAGACACTACGACAAGTTATCAGATTTTCTACAAAAGGCAGACCCCTATGAACAGGATTCTGTGATGGATATCTATCCTAAAGTGGAAATAGGTTTTTCTCCTGAAAGTGCTTTGAAGATTGCCTGGAACTCTGAGATAGAGACCATTGGCAATTATAAGAAAATTATGAATAGTCTAGCCTTATATAGTGAACGGGCTGATTATGATGATGTGATGTATTTGTTGAATAAGTTAATTGCCGATGAAGAACATCACATTAAGCTTATCAAGGAAGCTATGGGAGTAGATGATTCTACTAAGAAAGGTGTAACTGTAATTATCAAATGAGTAGGATAATCATACAGAATGGGAATATGTGCGAACTGGACTTACCTCTTAAGTTCGCACAGAAACTCTATGCAGAGTTTGCCATTCGTCATCCAAATGCTTTCTACTTACGTACAAGGCAAAGAGGTATGCAGAACTGGGACGGCAAAATTCATTACGTTAATAAGCATGGTGAATTTAAGATAGGTTTACTTCCTGCAGTATATGAAAAGTGTATTGAGTATGGAATTAAACCTAAAGTTGTAGATATGCGACAACCATTACCTAAAGTCAATGAAGTTGTTACGAAGATAGGGGAATATAAATTAAGACCAGAACAAGAGAAGGCTGTTAAAGCGGTAATCAATAACAAAGTAGGTAAGGTACCTTTTCAGATTGGTGTTTTAGATTACACCGTTAATGCAGGTAAAACTCTTATCATGTCGTCTCTTTATCTATCCTATAAGAAGCAGTTAAAGACTTTGCTAATAACTAATGACTCTGACTGGTTGAATCAAGCTAGAGATGAATTTAAGAAATACCTACCAGGAGAACAGATTACATTTGTTCAAGGTAAAGTATTAAACTGGAGCAATTTTACCATTGGTATGGTTCAATCTATTTCTCGTAACATGAGATTCTATCAGAATGAATTGGCAAAGATAGATATGGTTTTGGTAGATGAGGCTGACCAAGCGGGTAGTAAGCAATATCAAAATGTACTTACTCGTTTATTTAATACCAGAGTTCGTATAGGATTATCTGGTACCATTTATATGAGTAAGCTTGCCAAAGATAAAGTAAAGAACATGAATCTTGAAGTATTCTTTGGTAAAGTACTTGCTGAGTTTAAACTTAAGGATTCTATTAAGAAAGGTTATTCAACTCGTACAATCGTAAAGATGGTACCAAGTAAACCCTGGTATGGTAATTGGGAATCTGAAGAGATATCTTATAAGGAAATATATGATGATTCTATTACCTTTAATAAGTATGCAAAGAGAATGGTTTATTCTCGACTTAAATGGAATCTTAAACAAGGTAGGTATCCTGCACTCGTAGTATGTAAATTTATTGCACACTGTGAGAATTTATGCAAATACTTTAAAAAGAAACTAGGAAGCAAATATAATATTGCCTGTGTGCATGTAGATACTCCTTCAAAGATAAGACAACAAATAATGAAGGATTTTAGGGAAGGTAAGATTGATATCTTGGTTTCAACTACAATCATTGCTCGAGGTAAAAACTTTCCTAAGCTTAGGTATTTACTTAATGCTGCCAGTATGGATAGCCAAGAAAAATCTATTCAATTCCTGGGTCGTTTGGTTAGAACTGATTCCTCAAAGAAAAAGGTTTACCTTGATGACTTACATTATCCAGGTCCTTATCTTAATAGGCATGGTAAACATAGGAAGCAGTATTATCAAAAACAAGAATTAAAAGTTATTCTGTTAGAGAAGATATGGAAGAATCATCCTATTCATTCTTTATGAGAATACCTTACTTAATCTGTTCTATTAAGTACTATGGATAATTACTTTTTCCGGTAGGAGGAAGTAATTAATCTAATAGAGGGACATAGGGCATTATTAATCATTAAATTAAAAGATATGGAATACTTACTACTAATACTAACAGTACTGGGAGTGATAATCGGAATACTTTATCTCTATTCATCTCAGTATGATTACGATGTATATAAATACAAATGTCATCATTGCAAGAAGAAATTCAAGGAAAGCGATATAAAGGATTTAAGAGGTCCTTGGCATACTAAGGATTGGACTTGTCCTCATTGTAAATATCAAAATGTAACACTTAAGAGTTATGATTACTAAGTTATATAAGGAATTTATCGATAAGATACTTAGAATTGGAGAAGAGTTGGTTCCTCTTCATGTTTTTAACTGTACTACCCTGGTATGGATATCAGATATACAATCTGTTCAGGTAATGGCTCATGAATACAAGGTATATTTCGATTTATCTTTCTGTTCAGGACTGCAGGTTAGAGTACTAACTTATACTGACTCTCGTTACTCACAACACTTGGGTGATATCAGGAAACTATTTATAAATGCAATTGGACATTCCTACTTACCTCTGTATGAGTCGGAATTGAAGATTGGAGATTCAGTTATAAGACTAACAGAAAAAAAAATAGATGAATAATTATGGCAAAGAAAAAACAAATGCTTCCAGACTTAACCAAGCAGGATATCCTAACACCATTGGATATCTCTCAGTTGGGGAGTAATGGAGACCCATGCTTTGGTATTGGGTATGATTTATCCACTAAAGAATGTAAATTATGCGGAGATTCAGAACTGTGTGCATTCAAGATGTCCCAGAACTTGAACATTACAAGGAAAGAATTAGAACAGAAGAATCAATACAAAGATTTGGATGTATTAGAAGACACGGTTGGTATCAAGAAATTCATCCGAAGCTTGATTCGGAAAGGGAAAGACAGAAAAGAAATTATCTCAAAGACAGTTGAGAAATTCGAAGTACCTAAGAAACGTATTAGAGAACTTTATAAAGAATGCAATGGGAAAAGTAGGTAAGTTAAGAATGATATGGGCAATGTTTAAGTTATATCTTAACAACCCAAATTATTATGTACGGCAAGATGATGTTCTTGCTGATTTGTTTATGCAGGGTGAATACGACGTAGAAAGATTCTGTCATTCACTCGGAGTAACTCCTCAACGAGGATTAACCTTTGGACAACTTTTAAAACAATGTAATATATTATGAACAGATTCAGATTTATTAAAGTAAGAGACGTAAAGACTCCATCGAGAGGTAATGCAGGTGATGCAGGTTTGGATTTCTATATTCCAAGAAATTTAGACCCTCAACAATTAATTCAAATCGAGGCAAACCAATCTCCAAATCATTTTACTCCAGATTTTGTATTGGGAGTAAATACAACTACCAACTTCGTAACTGATATTCAAATCTACCCGGGAGGGAGAATCCTTATCCCTTCTGGTATCAAACCCCTCATTGAACCTCAAAAGTCTATGCTCATGGCAGCTAATAAGTCTGGGCTTGCTTCTAAAAAAGGTCTTCTGTATACTGCAGAGATTGTAGATTCTCCCTATGTAGGAGAGATTCATATTGGTATAATCAATCTCAGTCGAGTAATACAGATTCTAAGAGTAGATGAGAAAGCAACCCAATTTATTCATGTACCAATCTATCTTACAGAACCAGAAGAGATTCAATCGGAAGAATTTTATTCTGAATCTCAAATGTGGGGAACAAGAGGTGAAGGTGGATTTAATTCAACAGGAAGTAAGTAATGGACATACGTAATATCAAGGAAATAGTACCTCCTTTAGAAGTAGGTACGTATTTACAATCAATGTATTCTCTTTCGTTAGAACAATTAGACGGCTACAGGCAAATAGAAAAGCTACCCGATTATCCGGTTGATATTAATAATCACCAAAATCAAGTAGTTCTTAAGGATTTTATTGCCAGGGTTATCGAAGAACTAATGGAAGGTTATGAATCTACATCAGAGGTAGTAAAGATATGTCATAAGTGGGGATGGAATATTGACCAGCTCACAGAAGATGAATATACTCAGGTACTCAATCATTTGCAGAATGCAAATGAAGAACAGGGAGATGCTCTGGGATTTCTATTCACTTTGTTCCACTTTGCAAATATACTACCTGAAGACATCTTCTCATGGGGAACGTCTTATGTAATCGATTACTCTGACTTCAAAGTAAAAGAATTGAAGGACGTAATTACTATAGGTATAGCAATGGTTACAGAAGGTAGTATTGGTTTAGTTAATCGGTTTAACATGATTGATGAAGACCATGAATCTGTAAAAGATTATACTCCTGGGTTTAATACTTTAAGTGAAGCATCTCATGAAGAAGAGAAGGTATTATTATTCAATGTAGTATATGAATTGAATATTGCAAGGAATCTTCTTAAGTGTAGACCATGGAAACAAACCCAAGTAATGACTAAGGAATTAGACTTTCAGTATTCTTTGGTAAAAGCTTTCTACCTATATATGGGATTCTTGGGATTACAAGGGTTTTCAGATGAATCAATCTATAGGTTATTCTTTAAGAAACAAAGACTTAACCTCTGGAGACAAAAAACAAATTACTGATGAGTGGATGGAATAGAAAATTAGAGGGTCTTCAATCTAATACGGAGGAGACCCTCCACTCTTTGGAGTTTGCTACTTCACAAGAGGCATGGGAGAAATTGAACGAGGCTTTCTTAAGATTAGACCCCGTTCTTTTTGATAAGGGTGCTACTGCAAACAGTGGAGTTGCAGTAGCATACAATGTGTTTATAAAAATACGTAAAGCATGGGTAGACCCAGACTTTGATTATGGCAGGTGTTTTAATTACAAAGAAACTAAGTGGACGAGCTTATTGAATAATTATATCGATTTTAATAAGTTAGACCTCTTACGTAGCAAATTAAGAATCCTGAAGAACAAATATAATCAGAATTACAATATTACGTATATGTTCAATAATCACCATGATAACGGTAAACAATGTTTAATTGCTGCAACTTTTTCCAAGAGATTTCAGGAGGACATCCCAGTTATTACAATGGTAATCAGAGCATCAGAGATTACAAAGAGGTTAATATTCGACTTCCTATTAATTCAACGGATGGCCGAATATGTGTATGGGCCGGACCAGTCAGTACAAATCAACCTATTTGCGACTCAAATGTATGGGAATGTAGAGACACTCTTAATGTACTCGGCTTATAAACCTCTTAAGAAAGTAATTAAGGGTATAGATAATCCTTGGACTAAAAGAGTTAAAGAAGTTTATAAGAAAATCCAAAATGGTACAGAAAAGGAATGGTCTTCATTTAAGGTATTCTTTAGGAGTTTTAAAGTACTTCGTCCGGACTTATATGAATACCAAGCTTTGTTAGCAAAGGACTTGCTATTAGAATATGAAGATATAGAATATCCAGAAAATGTGATATCCTATTCTCAACGTAAAGCATATAAGAAGAAACTTTTAAAGAAACAGAAGAATGAGAATCTACAGTAATTCTTTTGAGTTAATGTCAGAACTTGGCAGAGAACTCAACAGTTACGGTCAAACTGTAAAACCAAAGACCTATCAGAATAAAGTAATTGAAGGTAATGAGGAATTTGAGACAAAGGAACTCATTTGCCAACAATATTGCTTAACTTCACTCGGAGACCCGGTATGGTTATTTGTATTCTCGCATTCAAAAGAATGGGCAGATGCTGAGTTTGAGGAAAGAATTGGTTGGTACGAATTAAATCCGGGTAAAGCTTGGGAACTGAGAAAAGATTTATGGGAACAGTTCTTGGTGAATGGTAGATTTGATTATACTTATCCAGAACGTATTTGGAATCAATTATATCTGTATGGTAGTACATCATTCAATTGTGATTCTGCCATGCAATCTGTTATCGAACTCCTTAAAAGGGATAATGATACTCGTAAGGCAGTACTCCCTATATTTCATGGTACAGACTTAAGATTCCTTGATGGAAGTAAACGTATTCCCTGCTCTATGTATTATGATTTCCTTATTCGTCAGAATGGTAAAGGAGAGAAGGTATTACATATTTGTTATCACCAAAGGAGTTCAGATTTTGCCCAACATTTCGGTAATGATATCTATTTAGCTTGGAGATTAATGGAATACGTAGCTCAAGAAGTAGGAGTAAAGCCTGGGTATTTATATCATACCATAGATTCATTACATATATACAAAAAAGACTGGCATTTCTTATCTTGTAATTTAGAGGATTTGAAAGATGACTACTAAGTATTCAAATATAAAAGGGTACCCTGGATATTATATATCTAAAAGGGGTACCCTTTTCACTTCCCTTAAAAGGGCAGGAGTTAAAGGGAAAGGCAATGGTAGGAAAGGTACTACTACTGTGATTTCTAATATTTGGAGAAAAAAGTATGTATCTTTAAAATCTAATGGTTATTTACAATGTACACTCTTTAGAAAAAGGTTTTATATACATAGGTTAGTATATGAAGCTTGGGTTAGTAATATACCAAAAGGATGTGATATTGACCATATAAATGGTATAAAAACCGATAACAGAGTATCAAATTTAAGAGTAGTTTCAAGGTCAGAAAATTTGAAACATAATTATGAGTTGGGTTTTAAGGGTTCTAATTATATACATACCTTTTCTGATAAAGAAAGAAAGCTTATAACTGATGATTATAATAAAGAGGGGCTCAGTATAAAGAAATTATCCCTTAAATATGGTTATTCTAGATACTTTATTCATCAAGTATTGAAAGGAGTTAGATAATGGAAACAAGATATCACATAATAAGAAACAAAAGAGAGTTAAAGAAACTCATTGCTTGTTGTAAAGCAACTGGTTATGCTTGCTGTGACTACGAAACTAATGCTGAACCAATCTATAATAAAAGTTTCAAGCCAACTATTCTCTCAGTATCTTGGATGCCAGGGTTTGGTGCTTCTATTCCATTAGACCATTTCCAAACAAAAGAATATACTTCACCGGGATGGAACTGGAAGAAAATGTTAAGGAAATTTGGGGAAGAGATTATTGAGAATTATGATATTGTAAAAGTTGCATGGAACTGGAAGTTTGATGACCAGATTAATCAAAAGTATCATATCTATTATAGAGGTACATGCTTAGATGGTATGCTTGCAAAATATGTTCTCAATGAGGAAAAACCTCATGGGTTAAAGGATATGGTTAGAAGGTATCTACCCGAATATGGTGATTACGAAAAGCAAGATAAATTCGATAAGATACCCTGGGATAAAAAAGAATTAGACCCATTATGTAAATATGGTTGTCAAGATACAGACTTTACATTACGATTAATGATATTCTTTGAGAAGAAGTTAATTGATTTAAAGATGTATTCTGTATTCCGTAATTTATTTATGTGTAATTCCCGGGTATTAACCTCCGTAGAGAAAGAGGGATTATACCTTGATAGAGATTTCAACCAGAAATTACTTGAGGAATATAAACCGAAGATTGATGCTGCTAGACAAGCAATATATGATTTACCAAGGGTAAAGAAGTTTGTAAAGAAATTCAATCAGCAAAAGGTTGAGAAATATATCGAATCTATTGAGGCTGAACTTGAAGAATTAGATTATAATGACCCAAAAGATAAACGTAAGATTGATTCAAGGGAACAGAAGATATCTAATATTCGTGCAGGAGTATTTACTACCAAGAAGGAGCAGGATTTAATTAGACCTATCAATCTTGGTAGTCCAGTTGATTTACCAGCACTTATGTATTCAGATTCTGGTTTTAAATTCCCAGTAATTAAAAATAATGAATCTGGTAAGCCAAGTACAGATGAAGATACTTTGGTTGAATTAAGGTTAACAGTAAAAGACCCAGAATCTCCAAAAGCAATATTCCTTGATAAGCTACTTGAATTAAGAGGTTTACAGAAAATGTATACTACCTATATTGAAGGTTGGCATGAAAAAGTCCAAGATGATTCTCGATTACATGGTAGGTATAATATACATGGAACAGATTCTAATCGATTCAGTTCTGCTGACCCAAATATGCAGCAAATACCAAAGACATCTGTAGACCCAAATATTAAGAAACAATTAGTTGCTCCTCCGGGTTATTTATATATGGCATTCGACTATTCTCAAGCAGAATTAAGAATGATGGCTCATCTATCTGGAGACGAAACTTATTTGGAAGCATTTGCCAAGGGAGTAGACCCTCATCTTGGTATAGCAGCAGCAAAATACGGTGTATCAATCGAAGAAGCAAGTAAAGCTTATGAAGATGAAACACATCCCGATTATAAGTTATGGAAGGTAAGGAGAAAGCAAGCTAAACAGATTGCATTTGGACTTATTTATGGAATTGGTAATAAATTGCTAGCAGTTAAATTATCTGACCCAAAAGCAGGTATTATAGTTACACCAGAAGAAGCAGCAAAGGAAATGGAAGTATTCTTTGGTCAACATCCTAAGATTAGGAAGTTTAAAGAGAAACAAGAGAAATTCCTTCGTAAGCATGGGTATTACACACAGTTATTTGGTACTAAACGAAGACTCCCACAAATATATTCAAATGACAAGCAAGAAGTTGCTTATGCAATTCGTTTAGGTCTTAACTTCCCCTGTCAAGGTGCTGCAGCAAATATGACAAATTTTGGAGCTATCCTTGTTTATTGGTTAATGAGACAAGGTAAATTACCCATGATGAAAGAAGCTTGTACAGTACATGATGCTGTATATATGTATTCTAAACCTCAAGATATTAACACCTGGACTGTATATACAATCTGGAATATCCTACGTAACCCAAGTACGAAAAGGTATTTCGGATTTCAAGTTGATGATGTAACTCTATCAATGGATTTTACAATAGGTAGGTCTATGGCAGAAGAATTACCGTTTATGCCAGGCTATGATTATACTAGAATGTTAAAACCAGACTTTTCAGTAGAAGAGTACATGGAAGAATATCATAAGTTTAAAACCCATAAGATTGGTAATTTTAGTGCAGCTTCCCCCGAGGTATTTATGGAACTATATAAAAAGGAAATCCATAAATATCAACGAGAATATGAAGAATCGAGAAAAGGGTAATATACCAGGATTTAGTAATTACTACATATCCCGTACTGGGAAGTTATATTCGAAATTTACTGGTAATTGGAGATTGGTAAAACCTGCTATGAAAGATAATGGTTATTTATCTAACTCTTTAGTAGGAGATGATGGTAAACGGAAGAATTTCTATAGACATAGGTTAGTGGCTTCCACTTATATACCTAACCCAAACCATTATCCTCAAGTATGCCATAAAGATAATGACCCTGAAAATAATAGAGTAAGTAATCTATATTGGGGAACTGCTAAGATGAACATGGGTCAATGTATAGAAGATAAAAGGTTCTATTTTGTTGGCAAAGAACGAGAACGTAAGGTAAATGTAGAATTATTAATTTCTAGGTACATAGAAGGTATACCAAGAAAGGATATACTAGAAGAATTTGGTATCTCAGTTGGTGTATTGTATAAAATATTACGGTATAATAACATAAAACTAAGAAAATGAAAAAGATTTTGAACGGACCCACGATTTACCGAGCTAAATGCCCATACTGTGATTGTGAATTTGAATATGACTACTCAGAAGTAGATTCATCCACTTTTGCTGATTGTAAATTAGTTAAGTGCCCAGGTTGTAATAGGTATCTTCATCATAAAGAAAATCCAAAATCACATACAGAAGTGAAGAAAGAGGATACTATGACAACATAAATAATAAAATATTATAAACTATGGCAACTGAAGAACAAATAATGGATACAAATAGGCTATCATCTTTAACCTATATGATATCTGCCTGCTTAGAGTTCTCTATTCAAAATCTCAATCGTCAATTAGACCTATGTAATTTGAGATTAGTCGGTAGAGATAAAATGGTATTCAACCGAGTTAGGTCTCAGATAGAGCAACTTCAATCAAATCTCAAACTATTAGAGGATTTGGCATTTGGTGTAATGAAGGACGAAGATGCAAGGTTAGCTTATGAAGATGCTACTCATATTTATTGGGCTCTGTTTATGACTTTAGTAGATAGAGGAGGAACAGATAATTTATGTGATTTAAGATTCAAAGCTTTAATCGATATAATTGGTAAGTATGAATCTATTCTTCACTTGCCTGGTTTAGATACTGCATACCATTGTGCATTTGCTCAGGTATCTAAAGCAATTCAAGAAGGTAAATATTCAAAAGAAGATTTTAAGAATTTATTGAAAGTACATGAAAACGGAACTGAAGAAACTAAGGGTTAAATTCGAAGGTAATATCATAACCATAGATATTGCTAAGGAATTATCCATTAATGAAAATATCATTAATTCTCAGTTAAGGGAATCCCCAACTAGTTATTATATACTTTGCTCATTAAGAGATAAGTATATTAAAGAAAGGGATGCTCTAGCAAGAGAAAAGGATGAAGCTTATTCTGCTGCTTGGATATTTATTAAAGAATCTAATGAAAGGTTCAATAATGACTACGTTGCTCATAAGGCTAATATATCTCCAAAGTATAAGTCGATATATCAACGATATTTGAAAGCAGTAGAAAAGGCTAACAAGTATATTTCAATATGTAGAGCATACGAGAGTCGGGAGAATATCCTGAGAACTATTAATGCCAACATGAGGAAGCAACAATAATAACTATAAGTAATTACTAACTTTTAAAAACGAATTAGAATATGAATTATTCATTAACTTTCATCTCTGCTATGGTAGCAGATCAGTTTGACAAACAATTACCAGGATGTCCAACTGAAAACAGGGTTCTTATCTTATCACCAAAAGAAGTAAACCAAACTCGTTCTGGGCTTATTATCCCGGAACAAGTAAAAGAGGGAGTTCCTCGTAAGGGAGTTATAGTTAAACTCGGGGAGATTACCGAAGAATACAGAACTTACCGGGACCTGGTGCAAATAGGTAGAATAGTTACCTATGGTTTGTATGCAGGCAAGGAAATGGAATTTGAAACAGATAAGCTTACTCCTGGCTTACAACAACTTTTGGAAAAGAACACTTTAACGGTGTTAAGTATGAATGAGGTAATCTACTCAGAACCAAATAATAACGATTGATATGGCACTTGACAAAAAGAAAAAAAAGAAAGTTTCATCAGATGGACTTTCTACAAAAGAAAAGATGCTGGCTAGAAAGAAACAGCTAGAATCTAAGGGAAACGGCAATGGGTTGGTATTCCCTAAAGAAGGTACTTTACGAATGAGAATTAAATCTCCTGGTGATGACCAAGAATTGGGAATCGAAATTGTTCAGTTCTATCTTGGAGGTAATTTGGGGGGAGTAATATCTCCGGCTACTTTTGATGAACCATGTCCTTTCATGGAAAAATACCAGGAATTGAAAAACTCAAAGGATGAGGATGACAAAGAACTTGCAAAAACCCTTGTACCAAGAAGAAGATATGTTATCGGTGGTCCGGTATATGCAGATGAAAAGGGAACTAAATTCGATTACGAAGGTAAAGATAAGGGAGTTCTAGTTCCACGCTCTGTTTATCAAGATATTATCGACTTATACCTTGATGAGGATGAAGCTGGTGATATGACAGACCCAAGAAATGGGTATGATATCAAAATTATTCGTTCTGGTTCTGGTAAGCTTGATACAACTTATTCTGCTCGTGCTTGTAAACCAACTAAATTGGATAAGAAATATCAAGGTACTGTAGACCTTGAAGGTATAGTTCGTTCTCAAATCAAATCATATGATGAACTGGAAGAACTTCTTGCTAAGTTCTTGAATGAAGACCATGGAGGAGACGATGACGAGGATGACAAACCAAAGAAAAAGGCAAAAAAGAAAGGGATTCACAGAGACCATTATATGGAGGATGATGAACCCAAAAAGAAAAAGAAGAAACGTTACAAATCAGATATTTAAAGGTTAGTTAAACATATGGTTTCATTCGAAGGTGGTAATTAGATTCGTTCAGTTATCACCTTCTTTAGTCTAAATACATTACATTATGGCAAAGAAAACAAAAGTTGGTTTAAAGGTACCAACAAAAAATGAGATACTAAAGAAATATGGTAGTATCATGAGATTGGCTTCAGATACAGTGGAATCAAACTTATGGTTACCTTCTACTTTTTTTGCTCTCAACTATACATTTGGTGGTGGTATACCATTTGGTAAAGTACTTGAAGTAGCTGGAGAAGAATCTTCTGGTAAATCCCTTATTGCATATAACTTTGCATATACCTGTCAACAACTCGGTGGGCATGTTATATGGGTAGATGCCGAACAATCTTGGATGAACTCTTGGGCAGAAGCAAATGGGGTAGACCCAGAAAAAGTTACAGTATTAACAGATACTCGAATAGAATATATTTCTGACGCAGTAGCAGATTTAGCAATTTACTTACGTTCTCAATTAACTAATAATGAACCGATTCTCTTAGTGATAGATTCTATTGCTGCTATGGATTGTGCAGATAACATAGATTCTAAAATGGTAGAGGGTAAGGCTGAAATGGGAGGTAGAGCAAAAGCTCTTTACAAATACTTCCGTATCAGAAGTGAATTATTCTATAGATTAGGAGTTACACAGATTTACATTAACCAATTAAGAACTGCTTTAAATGTCGGATTTGGAAAAGATAACACAACTACTACAGGAGGTGCAGCACTTAAGTTCTACGCTTCAATCAGAGCTGCCTTTTACTCAGGCAAGTCTATCACTGTTAAACAGAAAGGTAAAGAACGGAAAGCTGGTAAATTGGTCACAATCCGACTTATTAAAAATAAAGTTGCTCCTCCAAGACCTACAATCAGTAAGTGCCCGGTTTACTTCAATCCTAAGTTCCATGAAGTAGGTTTTGATAGATGCTATGCTCTTGAGGATGTATTGGTAGAAAATGATATCATAGAAAAATCTTCAGGTGGAGTATATAAGTTCAAAGGAAAAACTCTTGCAAGAGGTGAAGAGAAATTCCAAAAGCTTTTGGAAGAGGATGATGAACTTCGTCGTAAACTATTAAAGAAGGCTGAGATAAATACTATCGGTACAACTAGAAAGAAGATAGTAGCATTGACTACTAATTTATATCCAGTAGATGGAGTAGAATATGAATCATTTAACGAGTCAGATGACGAGGAGGAAGACGATGAGTAAGAAAACAGTATTATTGATTGATGGAGAGAACATTCTCCATCAATCTTTTCACAAGTTCGAGAAACTTAAATCCACAGACGGTAAACCAAGTGGAGCAATATTTGGATTTTTTAAATCACTTCACATGTATCTTACCAGGTTTGAACCCAACGAAGTAGTTATAACCTTTGATAACGGTCATTCACCGGTAAGAAATAAGTTATTGCCCAACTATAAGGGACACAGAAAAAATATATCGGTTGATTATGAATCTTTGCAAATACAAAAGGCAATCATAATGAAGATATTGGGTATGCTAAGAATTTCTTATATATTTGATAAAAGGAATAAAACTCAATATGAGGGAGATGATTTCTTAGCATACCTAGTTATTAATACTTATCGTTCGGATAATGTAATCTTGGTATCATCAGATAAGGATTTTAATCAACTGCTAAACAAAAATGTTAGAATATTAAATCCAAGAAAAGACGAAGTTATTCGAATGGGTAATTGTAAGGAGTTATTCGGTTATCATTCCCATGAGACAGTTGAATACCTTGCAATGGTAGGTGATACTTCCGATGATATCCCTGGTTTTAAAGGTATAGGTCCAGTAACTGCAAGAAAGATATTAGATGAGTATAAATCAATCTACAAATACTTGGAAGCTAAACCTAATAAAGAGTACCAAGAAGCTTGGGAAAGGAATCGTAAGTTGATTGATTTATTCTGGTTTGTAGGTAATGTCCCTTTAGATAAGATACCTCTCAAGAGAAAGAAGACTTTCAATTATGATAAATTTAGGAAACTGTGCATAGAGTATTCTCTTGCTTCGTTCCTAACTAAAGAATTTATTAAACCATTTAAAGAGTTATCCGAATGAAAATAATGTTTGCAGGTGCAAGTGGAGTTGGGAAAACCACTTTAGCAAAAGAAGTTCCCGGGATGATTAAGTTTGATGTAACAGAATACCCTCCAGTATTGGATTTTATATCTGGTAGTGTATCAGACTTAATACCTAAAACAAAGGATATGTCTCATAAAGAGATGTTAGAAAGGGATTCAAAGGATTTGTTACTCGAAGATTTTCAGGTAATGAACCTAAGAAACAAAATGTTCAGAGATAGGGATAGATTTGTTACAGATAGAAGCTATCTTGATTTAGCTGCCTATTTCTATTACAAGCAAGCCAAGAATGTTCCTAAATGTGAAATGGAACACTTTTTCGAAACTTGCAAGATGTTACTCAATCAGCAATGTACTCACCTCATTCTATTAGACTTTACTACTGCAATGGTAAAGGAATGGGTTATGGAAGATAATGGCAAACGAATAGAGAATAATTACTTCCAGTTCTTAATATCTTCTATAATGGATAACGTATTGAACTTGTGGGGATTCTTACCAACTAAGGAAATATCTTCTATCTATAAGAATATATTTAAGAATCAACTTTTGGAATATGGTGCAACAGAAGGAGTAATCAAATCAATATATGGTGAAACTAAAGTTCTCTGTATAAGAGAAGCTAATTTGGATATTCGTAAGAAACTTATTATTGATTTTCTTCATGAGTAAAGAAGTAGTATTTATAGCATTCTCAGATTTGCACATAAATCTATGGGCAAAATTCAATGAGAACAACAATAGGACCTTGAATAGTATCAAGGTCCTTGACGTTATTGCAGGTCAATGTGAAAAGTACAAATGTCCTGCTTTGTTCTGTGGAGATTTATTTCATAAGCCAGAATCAATTGACCAAGATTTAGCAATATTCATTGCTGAACAGTTCGATAGGTTAGAGAGTAACTATCCAAAATTCAAAATGATTTATATAGACGGGAATCACGATTTGAAATCTGTAAATCGTATTGATAGGATAACTAAGGGATGGCCTTTTGTATTTCATAAGAATTTTATGAGTTGTGTTAATCTAACCAGAATTAAATGGTGTTCTTATGGAGATTACCACATTTATGGAGTTCCCTATATTGATAATAATGTGGGTCTAAGTGAATATCTTAAGAAACTTAAACTAGATAAGAATGTAAAGAACATACTTCTTCTTCATACGGATTATCCAGGAGCAAAGGATACTGATGGTAGAGAAGTTGATTCTGTAGAAAATCTCAATGTAAATATCCTGAACCGATTTGACCTTGTATTATGTGGTCATATACATAAACCCCAAAGATTATCAAAGAAGGTTTATATGATAGGAGCACCTAATCATCAAAGAAGAACAGATAGGGATTGTAAATTGGGTTATTGGAAGATTTATTCTGATTTATCTATGCAATTTGTACACCTTAAGCAATTCCCTAAATTCGTAGATGTAGAATCTGAAGAGGATATTAAAGATGATGGCAATTATTATACCGTTTTACCTAAGAAAACTAGTAACTTAGTAAATACTAACCATAAAATTACTAAGCAACTTTCTAAGAAAGCTCTAGCAAGGAAGTATCTTAAGGAAAAAGGTATAACTGAACAAGATAAGAAAGAACTACTGATTGACATACTTAAAAAAGCTGAATCATGTTAACATTTACAACAATGAACGTAGTAGGGTTCTGTTCAATAGAAAACCTACATATACCTTTAAATCCGAGTTGTACCATACTTATCAAGGCACCAAATGGGAAAGGTAAATCAACTATCTTATCGGCATTGGTATGGGCAATATATGGTAAAAACCTAAAAGGAGTATCAGAAGTAACTACCTGGGAAAAGGTAAGACCTAAAGATTACCAGGGAGTAATGGTAGAGGTATTCTTTCAAAAAGGAGAACATATCTATAAAATTATCAGATGCCAGAAATGCAATATAGTTCTTGAGGATGGAGCTAAAGGTAAAGATAGGCTTATTCTTATGAAAGATAATGAGGTAGTAAATGTAAAGGGTAAGAATAAACTCCAAGATGCCATTAATGCAGAGCTTGGTTTATCTTACACTCTATTCATGAACTCCATTATGTTTGGTCAGGGTATTAAACGACTGATACAAGAATCTAATTCAGATAAAAAGAAGATATTCGAAGAAGTATTTGATTTAGAATTTCTTAATATTGCCAAAGGTATAGCTATGCAGGATAAAAATAACCTATTAGCTCAGGCAAACGAGGTAGAACATCAATCGGCTTTGTTAAAGAAAGAACTTGAAGCAAATAAGGAAGCTTACTTTGATTTACGTGATAGAGAGAAAGGTTTCAAAGAAAAAATAAAGTCAGAACGTAGAGAATTAAAGAAAGATAGGGAAGACCTAACTAAGCAACTCATTAAAAAACAGCAACAACTTAAGGATGAAGTAGAAAAGAGTCTTAAAGTTAAGATTAAGAAACATACTGATTATGTAGATGTTCTTAAATCCAAGATAAAATATAACCGTATAGTATCTGGAGTATCATTACCAGATTTTGTAAAGAAACTCAAGATACAGTTAGATAAAGGCCACTACAAACGTGCGAAAGAGAGCGTAGATATTATCTATAAAGCAATCATAAACTCAGATAAACTCCAGGAAGAATATGAAGATGCTCTGGGTAGGTTGGATGAGTTGAGAACTACGAATGAGAAGTATAAGAGACTTCAAAAAGAATGTGATGATATTGCTTCTGATATTGCTGATATTGACGAGGAGTTGGAAAAACTCAAACAAGAGAAACTTAAGGTTATGTCTCCCAAATATAAAGAGAAACTTAAGGAAATTAGAAAGACTCTTCGTAAGGTAGATGAAGATTACCACAATAAAGAGTTGGAGTTAGAGAATTACAACTGGTTAATCAATGACCCTCTTGGTAACAATGGAATCAAGGCTTACTTATTCGATTCATCTTTGGATATGTTAAATAGAACTCTTGACAAATATTCTCAAGTATTGGGATTTAGGATTGAATTTAACATAGACCTGGGTACTGCTAGAAAAGAATTTTTTACTTTAATTGAAAGAGATGGGCAAATTATTGATTACGATGAACTTAGCGGTGGAGAAAAACAATTGGTAAATGTGGCAATGGCATTTGCAATGAATGAATCTCTTACAATGTCTAAGGGTATAAACCTTGCCTTTTTGGATGAGGTATTCGAATCATTAAGCTCAGATAACATAGAGGTAGTAACTTCTTTAATCAGACATACCTTTGCAGATAAAACCCTATTCTTAATTACCCATTTGGATTCTCTTCCTCTATCAAATACGAAAATCCTGCAAGTCGAAAAAGTCAATGGCCTAAGTAGTTATAATTTACTATAATGTTATAATTACAAGACATTAACCTATGAACTCAAAAAATAAAGGAAACAGATTTGAAAGAAAAATAGGAGCCTGGTTTACTCAGTGGACTGGGTTCAAATTTGAAAGGAATCGGGCAGGTTCAGGAGCTTGGCATTCTAATAAGGATGCCACTTCTGATTTAACCTGTACAGATGAAAAACATGCTCATCGCTGTAAGATATCTATCGAATGTAAAAATTACAAAGATATCAAATTCGAACATGTACTGCTTGGAAACAAAACTTGTGATATCCTAAGATTTTGGGAACAAGCAAGCAAGGATGCTAAAAGGGCAAATAAACTCCCCATATTATGTATGAGGTATAACTCTATGCCTGCAAATGAATTTTTCTTTGTAGTAGAAGGGGGACCTGGTACTCTGGGAGATTTTATATGGGTACAATCTAAAAAACCCAGTATGTCAATCAGTACTTCAGTTAATCTTTATGTATTTCTTGCAAGTGATATTCTGGAGAATGTTAATTATAAGCAAGTACATAAGCAAGCTAAGTTAATCATTAAAAAGAAATAATATGAAACGTATCCCTTATTCTTATTGTATTTTCTACATAGAACGAAAGTATTATCAGAACATTAATAAAGAACTTAAAGAAAAGGGATATAAAAAAGTACGTGCCATTATCCCTACGATAAACGTTTTAAAGAAAACCGCAAAGGGTAAGATGATATTCGAAGAAGTACCAATCTTATTCAATTATGGTTTTATCAAGATGCCCACGGAGTTAGCGTACTCTAGACCTTTTCTAAACAAACTGAAGAGAAGTATATCAGGTATAAGAACTTGGTTAAAGTCTACGGAGACTCTTCATGAAAGAAAGAAGAAAGCTAGAATAGATAACTCTGAAGACTTTGATGATTTCTCATTGGTAGCTACATGCACCAGAAAGGATGTTAAAAGGTTTAAGAGGATGGCAAAAGAAGGAAAGAAATATTCCGTAGACGATTTGATGAATGTTAAGATAGGCGATTACCTAGTACTCAAGGGTTATCCTTACGAAGGAGTAGATGCTACGGTATTAGGTATAGACCACATAAATAAAATGGTACAACTTCTTTTATATCCGGAAATGGGTAAAATGGAAATATGGTTACCTTTTGATAACGTAATCTATAGCGTGTACCAGAATTATGACCCAGATAAGTTATATGCTAACTCCCAAGATTATGACCCAAATGAGATAACAAGTGAATCAATAGATAAAATAATGGATTTTAGGAGGAATTAATATGAACGATGCTCAGAAGAAAGCTTGGGACTGCTTAAATGAAATAGAGAGGCAGTCTTTATTCCTTCAGTTATCAGAAAGCAAATCCTCATGGGAAGCTGGTGAAATTTTAAAGTTGTCACATTACAAGTATTTAGAAATCAGAGAAAGGTCAGAAAAGTTCTTCAGATTATTCTCTGATTTTTTCGAGTTACACACTTCTATTTTTCGACCTGACTGCCCTTGCGAACGAAGCTTTTGTGATTTTATTGAAGGATGTATTGAAAAGAGATTAACAAGGAAAGAAGCTAGTCTATATACTGGAGACTCTTCTAACTTACTCTCAAAGGTAAGCAATAGTAATATCGAAAGGAATATGAAAAGACTCAAAGAATCAGAAGACCAATGGGACTTAGATTCAATGAGATTAATTCTAGAGTTCGATAGGTGGAATAACTTTAGGATTCTACCAAGAATGCTACAACAGCCTTCTGCATTTAAAAGGCGGTTGAATAAGAAGGACAAGATATACATTAAATACCTTTTAAACCGAGTACCAGAATGGATGCACACAAAACTGAAAGAAAGGTTTAGATATAAAGTAAAACCCGGAAAAAAGAAATACTGGGTATGCTTAATATCAGAAGAATTATATACAGATGGATATTTGCTAATGCCAGTAAGACCTTTAGATGAGGTAGTTAGTGAATTTAGTAGATTCTATATGTATGTATTCGAAAAGAAAGATGATGCAGATACATTTGGATTCATGGTATCCAAGTTTATGATTAAAACAGTTGATGTAAAATTAGGACAACGCTTCTGGCCTGAGTACAGATGCTGCGTGGAAAAAGCAGTTAACTATAATCAAGTGAATAATATAGAATTCAGTATTAAGAAACTTGATATGGCCTTCAATGCTGATAAGGTTAAAAAGAAAAGGAAGAAAAAGCCTAAATCAACGGCTGCTGAACGCATATCAGATACCTCAGCTTTTTATAAAAATAAGTAGAAATATTTCTTTATATAAATAAAAAGTATTATATTTGCAACAAATTAAAATAAAAGATATGAGAAAGAACAAAAAGAATAAACCAGCACCCTCAAAAGAAAAAGCCAGTTTCCTTGGTTCAGCCGGGAGGAATATGACTTACAGGGATTTAAAAAGAAAAGCCATAGTATTGGGTATGCCTTTCCCTGATGCATGTGCTGCTGGAGTTTTCGATTTAATTGGTTATATCGAAAGGTCAACTAATAAACCAGACAAATCATTGATTGACCAATATGATGATTGGATGGATAAACAATTGGAGAACATAGGTTATTCAAAGGATGACCCTTTAAGGAATTCGAAATTAAGGCTTGGGTTTCTCGGAGAAGAAGGAGAAGATGGGCAAAGGAAATCCAAAAGGGTTCCAGGAATAAAAAAGCCAAGGGAGAAGAAACCACCAAGAGAAAGGGATGAATTTAATCTCATCAAGGGAACTAAGAAATCCTATGTATGGTCATTAGTTGCAAAGGGTTACGATTTAGAAAGAGTAACTAGAAGGATGAAAAAGAAGTTCCCAGATGCAAACGATAAATCAATAACACTTTGGTTTAGAACTGCAAGGAGGACTATGAACAATGGTAAAACTAAAGGAAAGTAGTAGGGAACCAATCCGAGAAGATAGATATTATATATGGACATGGAGACCAGATACCACCAACAAACGTATTACCGAAAAAAGTTTATATCGGAAACACTTAACCGGTATACCTTATTTCACAAGGTATCAAATAAAAAAGACTTTGGTTTATATGTACGGAGTAGATGTTCTTCAATATATTCATATCATATCAGGCAGGAAATTACTTAGGCAAGGGATAAGAATACTTCAAGATATGAATGGTCTAAGACATAAATCTGGTTCTACTAAATTCTGGTATAAAGGGAGATTAGTAAAAGCCAGGAAGTTTATTATCCCGGATGAATATAAAATTGATAAACACAGAAGACGAAGGTTCATGGTTCAAATGCACCGGGTCTTTAAATCAAAAGGAAAGAAGGTATTCAATGAAAGGTACTCACAAAAATTGTATGGACAACGGGAAGGCATATCTTCCAAGTATATCCGGAAGAAGAGAATACAAATCCATTCTGCTATCTTACAGGATTTACAACAGGCTGAGTCAAGAGGAAAAGAATAAATATAATATTTTTTCTTTGCAATATCCTCCATTGGTATGTTCCTTGGCTTTGTACCTAAGAAAGAAATTAGATATCCCGATACAGAAAGTACTATTTATCAAAGCACAAAGGGATATGCTTGATATCTTTTATGATGAATCTTTAAATCATTTGGGATGGCAACCAAAAGAAAGGTTCTTAGTAAAAGCTTTAAGATTTCAGGGATTCACTCCTGTAAGCAAATATAGGATGAGAAGTAAATATGCCTACATTATGACAAACAGGATGCTAGAAAATGAATATTGGGTATTTCCCATGAGATTAGCTGATAACTATAAATCAATGCAAAATCCAAAATACAAATTCTATACCGAAGTATTTGGTAAGGTTGGTATTCCTGGAATAATTAAAATTAAATACAGCAATGGAAACTAAAAACCCAGTACCGGAAGTAAAGGTACATAAACAATTAAATCCGTTCATGGGTAAATCTTTTAAGGTTAATACCTATAATGACCAAGATGAAGTTATCGATACAGAAGATGTAAAGATAGAATCTCAAGAAGAACTAAAGACCGTAATTGATGAGGTAAAACAATATAATATTGCATTTGCTTATCTTACGGGAAGCGAAAGAAAATACAAGAAACTTATAACAGAGTGATATAACTATTGATTATTAACATTTAAACATTTACGAAAATGGCTAAGAAAAAAGAAACCAAAAAGGTAGAGTTAAAGGAAGTATCTCGCAAAGAGATTAATGGTGCAATCATCATTACTTACGAAGATGGCTCAGTAAAAATTATCCCGGCTCCTATTATGTTGTCTGCCGAAGAAGCAAAAGACTTCTTTGCTTCAGAAGAGGAAGATGATGATGACGAAGACGAGGAAGAAGAAGAGGACGACGATGAAGATGACGAGGATGATGACGACGATGAGGACTCTGATGATGAAGATGAAGATGACGAGGATGATGAAGACTCGGACGATGACGAAGAGGAAGAAGAATTAACCGGTGAAGCTCTTGCCGAAATGGACTTCGAAGAACTGGAAGATGTTTGCGATGACAAAGATCTCGAAACAGACCCGGATGACTTTGAAGAAGATGATATCGAAAAACTTCGCAAAGCAATTGCCAAAGAATTGGGTCTCAAACTCCCGGCAAAGAAAGAAGCCAAAGGTAAAGGCAAAAAAGGAAAGAAGTAATTCATTCTCCGGCTATGAAGGTTGGGCTAAAGCAATAGCCCACCTTTATCATAAGAAATAACTATTGTTCTATTAAATAAAACTAAAACTTAAAAGATTATGGCAACTAAGAAAAAAGAAGACACCAAGAAGAAAGGTGGCAAAGAAAAAGATGCTGAAAAAGAAGCAAAACGTAAAGCTCGTATGGAAGCTTTGAAAAACCGTCCTGCAGAGCAACGTCCAAACAGCAAGCAAATTGATGTTATCAAAATCAATGATAAATCCGAAGTTCAGAACTACGGTTACGCAGTAAAGAACAAAGAAGGATATCAGGGAGTGGTGGTAACATCAGTTCTGGTCATCGACGGTAAACCAACTTCTACATCCGTAACATTCGTACCGGGCAATCTAACCGTAAAATCCAAAAAAGGACACGGTATTATCTGTAACCCGAAAGCTAAAAAGGCTAAGGGCGAAGAAGAGGAAGCCGGAGACGAAGATTAAACTTCTATCCCTTACTTATTAGCGAGAACATCGCTAATGGTTTGCATAGTTTATTAGTATTTCAAAAATTATGTTGGGAGCCTATTGCCTGAGAAGGTAGTAGGCTTTATTTATTTTATAGGTTATGGAAGACAAAAGAGAAATCAGAAAGAATATAACTATTCTTGCATTAGATAATCTTATTCAGAATTATACTAATGCACTAGAAGATAAAGATATGGACCCTCCCTTATCGAATGAAGAAAGGGAACTCTCTGAATTAATTATTAAAGAAGCCAAAGAGATGCTAACTGAAATGGCAATCGAAAATAAACCAATACCAAGACCATCATGGAAGAAATGAATTTAAGAACCATCATACAGGGTATTCAAGCCGTATTAAAAGATATGGAATATACTCGGTATATGATTAAGGTTACTCCTCCTCATAAGAGAGGTAAATATCAAACCCATGTTATTCACCTTCAATATCTTAAACGTAGGCTTAAGGATTTTAAGGGTAGGCTAGATAAAAAACTAAAAGGTACTATCAGTACTGTAAAGTTTAAATATGTTAATTATTCAGATGGACGAGAAATGGTTGCAGAACAAACTTTTGTCAATCTTACTGAGCAAGAGATAAAGGATGCCTTAGAACTTGGGGCCACTCTCGAAAATGCAAGTATAGAAATCCTAGAAATTAAGGAAATCCCTACTTCGATTAGGATTTTATAACTATGGATAATTACTAAGGAAAATTTCAATCCACTTAAAAATTTTAGAACATGAAGAAAGACAAGAAGAAAGACAAACCGGCTAATAAGACTCCGGAACTTTCAAAGGCTAAAAAGGCATTAGATGCTTATCTCAAAGAGAACAACTTGGACCCAACTAAAGATTGGTCAAAAGACAAAAAACATGGTAAAAAGATTACCGAACTCTTGAATAAGCTCAACAAGGAAAGAGACAAAGTCGCTGCCCAGTATCCTGAAAAGGATTTAAAGAACGAAGCCAAATTGGTAAAAATGAAAAAAGCCAAAGAAGATGAAAAGGCTTCAAAGAAAAAAGAGAAAAAAGAAAAGAAGGAATCTACTGGCCGAGTTACCAAATACGATTATCCTCTCATTGATGGTCGGGAAATGACTTCTGATGAAAAGAAAAAATATCGTATGGAACAGAGAAGACTGGCTGCCGGTAAAGCTCCGAAGGAAGAAAAACCCAAGAAGGAAAAGAAAGAAAAGGCAGAAGCCACCGAAAAGGCTGCTCCTGCAAAGAAGGACAAAAAGGCCAAAGATAAAAAGAAAAAGAAGGCCAAAAAAGAAGAAGATTAATCTCATATCTTATTAAGTATTCGTTAATGATGTAAAGGCCTGGCAAATCACTTTTGTTCAGGCCTTTCTTTTTAATACTAAGACTTTATGGAAGAAAAAACATATAAACCCAAACTGCGTATCACCACACTTGAAGATAATGGTTCCTATATTCAAGATAGATTGGTGGATGCGTATACCGAAATGAATTCAGGACCAAAGGTACAACATAAAGGACCTATAAGAATAGAAGTAACTCTTACAAATAAACAAGATGTAGAGAACTTTAAGAATTACTTAGATAAGCTTGTAGGTAACTTACCAATCAAAGAACCCTCAGTGGGAAGAGGAAGACCCTCTACTGGTAGTAAACAACTTACTGAATCACCTCGGGAAGATATTCTGGCAGATGTAGAGAAAATGGTTGAAGAAGGTAAGAGCCAACAAGAGATTATTAAGTATTTAAGGGAATTGGGATTTGTCTTTATTCTTACAGAGGACTTTCTTTTTCATTTCCCAGGATTCGAATTCAACAGTAAGGATGTGGGAGAAGCCACTGACAACAAGCAATATCCTAACTCATACTCCTGGATGGCAAGATGTATCAAACGAGCCAAAGACCCCAAGGCAGATAAATTCGACCCAATGGTCATCTTCGGCTTTAGTATCCTTGGTGGACCATCGAAGAAAATTGTTCCGTATCTTTATAAAGAAAGGAAGAAACCGTTAAGGGCCTCTGTTGGTAAGAAAACCATATCCTTCTCTCAAGCAGAGTTCACAAAGTTCCCCAAATGGATGTTAGAAGAAGAACGATTAAAGTTCTCTGCAGAACAACGACAATTACTTCTCAACCCAGAGAAAAAGCCTTCAAAGTTCTTTATGAGATGGGTAGATGATGTAATATTCCCAGATTCGATAAAAGATAAGATTGAAGAGGTTAAGAACCGATAACACCTACCTCTACCTCAGTATTTAATAAAAGAGTATTATTTATTAAAATAAAATTCTTATATTTGTATAACGAAAATAAATATTAAAATGGATGCAGAAACCAAAGAGGTAGTAAAGAACATTGCTCAGATTCAAATTGAGGCATTGACTAATATCAAAAACAATATCACTACAACAGAACCCGATTTACTCAGGAAGTTGTTACAGATAAACGATGAAGAGATGCTTGATTCAGTCAATCATCATATTCAGATTTACGAAGAGATATACGAAATGCCTCAATTGATAAAGACTCTGAACGAATATCAATTATATATCTGTTCTCATATCCTATTCAAAATGGAAGACGAATGGATATATGATTTATCCCAAGGAGTTTACGGAGCATGGGAACTATTACACAAAGAAACTAATAAATTTCATCCTGAACTCACATTAATAATTTAATTTAATATGGACAAGAACGAATACTTAGAATCAGTTGAATTGAACACTGGAGTTGAAATGATTCCTTGCGAATCCTCAAACGTTGAAGGCTACGGATACGACTCCAAAAACAAACAACTTTGGATTGCTTTTAAAGGCAACAAAGTTTACCGTTATGATGGTGTACCTAAAGAAATCTGCAATGAATTACACCTAGCAGAGTCCAAAGGTAAATACGTTTCTTCTAATATCAGAAACAAGTTTAAAACCACAGGCTATGAACTCAGGTCTTAAGAAATTACCTATCATAGGGTTAGCAGGATTTATACTAATTGGATTGGCTATAGGCTCAAAACCTACATCCGATGCAAGCAGGATAAGTCCTGCTCCGTCGTTTAAAAAGAACGATGTACCAGAAACTAAATACAGTTTCTCATTTGCAGATAAGCCTAAGTCATTAATGGATTCAATTCAGGAAATGGCAAACAAACTCGGAAAAAGAATATACGAATATCAGGTAGAAATAGAAATCATTCCAGAGAATCAAATCTACCAGATAAGTAATTCTGGATATCAACAATATGAAGTTACTAGAAAAGGAGTGGGATACTCCCATACCTGGGTAAAATTCTATACTGATAAGAAATTAACTTATCAAGATGCCATTGAGTTTGCAGAAAGATACCCTGAAAAATGTATACCTTTTGTACCTACTCCCAAGGCTAAATCAGAACTCGATTATTATAACGAAAACCTGGACGAATATCTATCAGACCCAGAAAACGAGATAGATTATGCTCCAGAGATCTTCGACTTCTTAGCCGATTAACCTCAGCTATTTAAAAATATTCTTTTTATTTTATTGCTATATAAAATATTATTCTTATATTTGCAATGTGATAAGAAATTAATTCATTTATAAACATTTTTAATATAGACGTTATGAAAAAGAATGAAAACAAGGTTGCTAACCTTATCGGTAACAAAGTTGCTCAACAATTAGAAGGAATTAAGGATGCTACATCCAAGTCTAAAACTACTAAGGCCCAGGGAACTAAAAAGACTAAGGCTCAATTGGTAGAAGAATCCCAGGAAGCTGCCAAGAAATTTGCAGGTGCCAAATTGGTTCAGGTTACTCCGGAAGAACCCAAACCAACAAAGAAAACCTCTAAAAAAGCAGAGGTAGTAAAAGATGTTGAAAAACAACAGAAACCCTCCATCATCGAAAAGGTAATCTCCAACCGGGAAGTAAAATATGTATACCCAGAGGATATAACCGATACACTGGCCCGGAAGAAATGGAGACAACAAACTCGTAATGAACTTCACAGACTTGAACGGGAAATGTTCCGTATCAAGGACCAAAACTCCAAAGAATACAAGAAAGCTGCCAAGGCATATGAGGACTTCAGGAATAAAGTCCTTAAGCCAGAACAAGTTGCTTGATTTTACCTTTCAGGGAAGGTACCCAATATCAGAGTACCTTCCTCATTGTATTAACCTTCTAAAGGTATAAAAATGGATTACACTGTATTCTCCGCAAAGGAGATGTTAAAGCAAGACAAGGAGTTGGTGGAGTTGCATAAGAGATGCGTTAAAACCTACTTAGTTCAACGTTCACTTAAACATAGGAAGATTAAGAAGTTCTTTATTGTATACGACTGGTATATTAACACCAGTAACATAAGAAACTTCTTTTTCAGGCCTGTACCAATATTTGTGCAGGCATTACTCTTGGGACAATTAGACGAAATATCAGATTATGTAAATAAAGACGGTTATGGTAAGAAACATAAGAAAAGAAGAAATAGAAAAGGTTGAGGTAACTTATATCAAAGGTAAGTATGCCTATAAAACCCAATACAATGTAATTAGTGGGAAGAAGCATGAGATACTTTATGCAGGACCAGTTAATGCTTTGCAACCTGCACTAGAGAATATTCTGATGCTGGTTAGAAATCCAACCAGAAGAATCTGTACAGATTCTAGAAAGACACTAAGGAAACTTGAGGAAAAGGCAACTAACCTAAATAACTTCAAGGACCAAGGTATAACCCATATAATAATCTACATATGTTCACGAATATAGTCAAAGACCTATACATAGGTAAATCGAAACTAAATATCCGATTTCAGAATCAAATCATAGAGCCTGAAACCATAGTAGATAGTTTGGGTGTACCTTATCCTAAATTAAAGGAATATCCTACCTTTCCGGACTATGTAGTAATAGGTAACTTTGATGGCAAGGATATTTTTAACATTCAACTGGGAGAAAACCCTCATATGTTATTAATCACAGGAATCCCCAAAGGTGCCAAGACTTTAGATTGGTACAGGGTAAAGGAAGCAATCTGGTCCTCCTATTATGAGGATAATTATCGAGGATATTTATTCCAGGTCCAGGATGCAACCAAGAAAGTAACACTAAAGGCTTATCCTTTAGAAACAATTAAAGAGTAAATATATGGAAGCAATAGATTACGTAAAGTTATTTAAACTCGACCAAGAGAATTACGATTTTAAAAGGGAAGAGTTTATTTCCGAATTGGGTAAAGAGTTTCTAGATTATTGCCAAACTACTACCATTGGCATTAACCCTAAGACTCATAAGTTATATTATTATCGGTTCAAGGAAATCATTAAGAATTTCGAAAGTAAATTCTGGGCAATATCCAAGCTTAAAGTAGGTGAAGGATTTACACAGAACCTATGGAATGCTTTCTTTGCTACTCAGGTAGTACCTTTAAGAGCAAAGATGTTCCCAGATATCCAACAGTTCATTGAAAAAAGGAAGAAGGAATACCTCAATGAACAAGACAAAAAACAATCTACCTATAAAAAGGGAAGTCATGGCAAAGGAAATCCTAGACCTTCACGGCAATAAATTTATTGCCAAGGATTGGAAACTTTGCCTTAGTATTCCGATAGGCAAATGTGATAAATTAATTTTCACCAGGGATTATGTCTCTGGTGATTCTTTTAATTTGGCAGTGAAAAAGAAAACCTATAAGGCATATTTCTATAACCTTAGTATTAATTGCTATGTATGTTATAAGTTAGAGCTAGTAGGATATGATGAATCTAAAGATATAAGAAAGGCTTATTTATATGGCAAAAGAAGATAAGATAACAAGATTCCCTCGTCCTATGGGTACTACTGCAATGGCTTTAGAATACCAGAAGACACACGAAGAGGAAGCATTGATTAAGGTACAGAATTACCTTATTAATCAATGGTTAATGGGTAATGGTGTTTTGTGTGGAGTAACCTATGATATCAATTCATTCTCTAATAGATTGGGGATTGATATAGAATATGTACGAGTATTCATGAGAGACAGATTATTGTCTTCTAGAATATGGGATAAAGATAAACAGGAAGAATTACTTAACGCGTTATTGGGAGAACAACTAGCATGGGCATTAGAGGATAGAATGGAGATATCTCACCAGTTGCAAATCTTAAGAGATTCCCAAGGAGGTAAATATACTCCTTTCATTTCGTCCGAGGTTAATAAGACATTGAAGCTCAAGTTGGAATCTTCTACATCATTACAATCAATCATTCGTAATCTTACTGGAGGCAATACAACTAATATCTTCAATCAGTTCAATCAACAGAATAATCTCAATGCTGAGAATACTATCTCGATAGAGGAAGCAAGAACTATCGTATTAGAATCTCAAAAGGTACTTACTAAAACTGAAGAAGCAAAACTCTTAGAGGACAAATACGATATCAATTCATTGCCAGAAGTAGTTGCAACTAAGCAAGAGGGAGTAGATACGTCCAAGGAGGGCCTTAATCTTAATAAGAAAGAACTCAATCAAATCACAGATAACTATAAGGCTGCTATGGAAATATCCTCTAAAGAACACCATGAATTGCGTAGGGAGATTGAAATGAGGATTGATACCGATTCTTATGACCCAGAGATGGATAGGTACTTAGAGGATGATGAAATACTAGAAGCAGAAGAAGATACATCCCTTGCTGCATCATTCCTAAACAAAAGAAAATAACTTAGAGGCTACCTATTAATGGTGGCCTCAGTTGTGTATATACGGATTTGCATATTAAATTTAAAAGTATTATATTTGCATATCAATTTTAAAAATAGACAAATATATGGAAACATTAGACCCCGAATGTAAAAAGACCAAGATTAAGAACATCAATCAAGGTACTTACTTTAAACTTAAACCCACTACTACTGCACCAGTATGGGTAAGAGGAGAATATGAACGCTCATTAGGCAAATATTCTTGCTTTAAATTCGATGATACCAACCATGAGAAATTCATGAAAGGTTCTCAGGACGTATATATTAACTTTACATTTTAACACATGTTCAACTTATTCAGAAAGAAAAAGAAAATCAGAGTAATCAAAAGCCGTAGACTTATTACTCTACAAAAATTAGAGGGTATGGAAGATACCTTTAACATTGCTATGCACTTCGAGTTAGAAGATTTTCATTCAAGAGTTCAAACGATACTCAATGAACTTCATATATACGATGACCGGGTATATGTTAATGCGTACAAAGAATACCAAGACCATTACAAGGTATATGATAGAGTACCAGACTTATTGCTCTATAAAATACCAGTATTATTTGCTAATTCATACCCGGGAATTGAGGCACAGACAGATAAGGAATTTGCTTACCAATTCTACATTCCAGATATGTCTTACTATGAGGCTCTACCAAAAGAGTTTAGATTGAATGAGGAGATTGAGGATAATTTTAAATCTATGTATTCAAAGGTATATCCATATTTACCAGATAGTAAGGTATCAGTAAATGAATACGTAGATATTATCCGGTTTAATTATTGCAAGAACTGGGATGTACTTTGGAATAATTCTCAATCAATCAGAAACTACTTTGATGAATGTATGGATATCATTATGTCATTTGCCGATGAAGATTGCTTGGTAGTAGTAAGTAATATCATTGAAAGATGTGTTGAAGAACTCAAAGAGAAATTACGAACCCTTAAAAATAACAAAGATGAACAAGTTTAGATTCAAGGTATCTACCATGTTAGAACAGGTAGAGGACGATTACATTAAATTCGTGGGAGATAACTATGGTGTAAACCGGGATGAGTTCCTTAAAGACTTCAAGGATAAACTTAATCTTGAAAGTCATCATGTATCTACAGTACATGCAGAATTACTTGAATACGAACCAAATCGTATCATCATTCAGACCTCTAAGTATAATACCATATCAAAGGAATACAAAGACCATTACCTTTGGGTATTTACTAATAAGGGAGACAGAAAGTACGATTGGGACTTAAACAGATTCCGGGCTCTACCCCAGTAATTATTAAATAGTTTATTAATTCTTTTGCAGATATAAATAAAATGCTTATATTTGTAGTGTAATAATTAAACAATAAAAATATGAAAACAACAACATCTAAATCCTCTATCCAGAACTTGGACGAGGTACTTAAAAGATTCCTTGCTAACAAAAACACTTTCTCTCTTACAGATGAGGAAAACGAGAACCTAAAGGATATCTTATTTGAACTGCTCAGTAAGATATACGATAACTATCAATTGGCCTGCATTGATATCAATCAAATCTGGGCATACGAAACCTGCTATTATACTTTCACATTTGAAAGCCTAATTACAGTAGATAGACAAAGAGAAAATATCATTGCTACTGGCTGCGTACGATTTATGCAAAACTTTACCGATGGTGATGGACAATTTATATCATTCACCAAGCTGGATAAAAACAATTGGATTTACCAACTTAACTTCAGAATATCATGAATGAACAAGAATTAAAAGAACTTGCCTTACAATTGCATAAGGCACAGATACAAGAATATCCCTGGGTCTCAGCAGACCCAGGGGATGCTGAATCCTATATTAGGACTTATGGAGATACTAACGTACACTTGTACTACGATTATTTACTTGCTAACAACATAGGAGAAGTAGAAGAATGACAATTAGAGCTATTTTAGAAACAGAGACCATGGACCCTGACTTCAAGGAACCATTTTTAAACGGAATGCCATTTGACATTACCGAGTCAACATTTGATAGAATCGTACGCTATGCTTCTGGATGTACCGATGTTCAACAACCAGATGTAATTGCCATGGTTATTCAACATTCTTTGGATAACCGTAAAGAGTTATCAGAATTACTTGACAGATGTAATCATACTACACAAATGAGAGTACTCATACCAGTACCAATCTCTTCAATTACCTTTATCAATCAGTACCAAAATACTTTTAAAAAGGTATTAAAGGAGAGAATCAAAGGAACACTGGATGGCCTATCAAAAGAACAACGTGCAGAACTCCTTAATGAGGTACTTAATGAAACTTTAAATGATGGTTCCCTTAACGACGATTAACCAGTTGTTTTCATATCTATCCCAGAGGCAGGACTCTAACCTAATTAAGAGCCTGCCTCTACCTCAGTTATATTTGCATATATTATTTATTATTCTTATCTTTGTAGTGAGAAATAAAATATATTTATTCATTTTAAAATAGACAACAACATGGTTAATCTTTACAAACTCACCAACTTACTTGAATCTGGGATGACAATATTCCAGCTCAATCAATGGAAAAACGAAGGTATCTGGTATCCAATTACTCAATACAAAAAGCCTTCAAACGAAATTGAGGTAGTCACCAACCTATTTATCCCAATCGATACGGAAACACAACGTTATCACATTCAATTAACTGCTAACTATGATGCTAGCGAAATGGATGAATGGAAACGATTCCTAGAGGATAACCAATGGAAGCTATACCCATTACTCAAAAACATCATGGATGTATTCTTGCCACATTCAGATTATGGATATCGAATCTTATATACCTTATACCCGGAAGGATTCATATCAGTACTTGCCGAAGAATTACCTGCTGAACCATACATACCATTGAATCAACAACTTAAATCAGAGGAGGACTAACTATGACACCATCAAAGACTTATCTTAAATTCCAAGAGACAAGGTCTAAAGAAGACCTTGATACTCTTAATGGGTATTTGCTCAGACTGCAACAAATATCGGTTATCCTAAATGGGGATATAGAACTTTCCAATGAGGAAGAAAACAAACTATATGACGAAGACGAAACCTTAACAGACAAAGTCTTACGATTATTATTTGGGGATACATTCTTTACTTTCATTGCCGAATACAACCTTGATGGATACGATTCCTGGGAGGATACTGTCGAAGACTTAATTGAGGACTTATGTACCCATCGTGAATCACATGAAGCCTAATATTATACTTATCTTAGTCATGGGAGGAATTATCCTAATAATGGGTGCATCCTCCCATCCTACTAGCGAAGAACCTTTAACTTATGAGAATACTCATTGCTTAATATTAATAATATGCTAGAACAGTCCAAATTTTTAGTATCCTTTGATTGCCAAAACGAAAAGTTCTGCGAAGAATTAATCATAACCTATAGAACTGAGGAACTAAGGCCATACTTAATATTCCCAAGGGTAAAACTAAATCCTAACCACCTTCATGTATATCATACTAAAAGGATAATCTCAGAACTTATAGGTATGCCATACTCTTCCATCGAAATAGTTGACCTTATAAGGCTCCAGTAAGTAATCGGGGTTATTGCATATTTAAAATATTATTCTTATATTTGCATAAACATTTAAAAATAGACGTTATGAATGAAGAAAGTAAATTAATCGAATTATTTAAAAAATACCCCGGAATTGCTGCACGCATACGGAGGTCATTTGCTTATCACTACGACCAAATCCAACGGGAAATCGAAGCCGAGGTTGCTACAATTAACAAAGACGATGCTGCAACCATTATCGATTATACTACCGAATACATGGAGGAATTCATGGGTTGGCCTGATGCCGATGACCAAACAACATTCAACAATCAAATCGCTAACAATTAACATTAACCAATAAAACTTATAACATCATGACAACATTAAATTCAACCTCAGTTCTTGCATCAATCATTGCACAAAATCCCTATCATATTATCTCTATCCAAGGTCAAATGCCTATGTCACATGCTCAAAATACATATGACTTCGAAATTGCCGAGGATGACCCACATTACGAGGAGATATCGGATTATTCACTCGAAATGCTCTGGGTATATACCTATGCCGATAAGGAATCCCTGGAACTTGACCTAATGGAAATCCTCAATCAAATGGATTTGCTCAGAGGCTGCGATGACCAATACTTCGATTATAACGTAGACGAAGTAGACATGGTACTCTACGGTGCAACTCTTATCCTTGAACAGGAAAAATACAAACCACTTATCATGGAAAAATTCCAATACTACAAGGATAATTTCAACGAGGAAGAACATGCCGAGGAAATCGAATATTACCTTAACTTTCTCGAAAAACCAGAAACTCTTTACACTTTCACTGAAAATACTATCAACTTTTTCAAATCCCTTATCAAATGAGAACTAAACTTATAATCCTAACATCAATTGCCATGGCTCTAGTAGTCATGGCTTTCCCAACTAATAAATTCCAACCTAAAACAGTATGGGAACACTACTGCAAATATACATTGGGAATACACCCATCACAGGCAACCGAGGACCAATATGATTACTTTCTTGATTGCTGGTCAGGAGATGACGAATACCAATATCTCTATGACTACTACGAGAAAAAATACCCAGAGTATAACCAAGAACTAAAACATTACGGAAAATGAAACTAAAAATCACAACCTTAGTAATCGTAGAAGAGGGCCAAGTCCAAGACATCTACCATTCACTTGAAGATAACCAAGACAAGGCTTATCAAGAAATCATAAACCAGGTAAATGCTGAATATGGAGACGGAGGAGTATTACAATTCTATTCTCTACAGGGTATCAAGGAATACTTCGAAATCGTACATATCCAAACCCAAGAACTAACATCAATAGGATTCAAAACCGCAATATTAGACCTATGAAAAAGAAATCCAAGAACCAAGTATACATACCTCACCAGGATAAATGGAATGAACACTTTCCTACTCCAGGTAAACCAAACCTCAATTACTACACAGACTCAGGTGCAACCTTCAACAAGCACCTACGTACCCAAAACAAATTAAAATCCAAACAGAAATGAAAATCCTACTACTCGTATCCTTAATAATATATACCTCACTAAGCCTAATACATAGAAGCAAGAGGTATAACCAAATACCAAACCCCACCAACAAACAAAAACACATATACTTAATCCTACAAGGCCTACAGATAATCCTATTAATCCTATTAGAGACCTTAATCCTAAGAATACCAAACTACTAACCCACCAAACAAAAACAAATATCAAAATAAATACTAAAGCCCAGTATAAAACAAAATCATACTGGGCCTAACTATGTTACATAATACACATACCTAAGATACATCTTAATCCTAATATCATATAATCAATATACATATAACTAATACAATATTGAAGGCCTTCCGGGGGTGTTGGGATTAAGGCAAACTTCTAGGCCTAGCCCCCCTACCACTATACAACACCACTACTCTATAGCTATCTAACACATATGTCTCACAGCCTTTGGTCATTATAACCCATTGCCTAAAAGGCCCACAACTAAGGCCCATTTGGGTACCTTAATCCCCTAAATCCTAGACCCCTAATGGCCCTTTTATATAGTATATATTATATAGATATTGGTTAGGATTAGGCAATAGGATTTGGGGATTAGGCATTAAAATATACCATTCATGGCCATCAAATTTATTGGGATTATATTAAAAATGTAGGCCATTAGGGGTACCTAAAACTAGTAAGTATGTTATTAATGGCCCTTATATTTAGTTAGAAAGAAACTAATAATGGCTAGAAGAGATATGGATTATGTAACTCTTTGATTATTAATAAGTTAAGTAGCCTTAAGACATTATCTATTAGGGGCCTCAGTAAGATTTGCATAAATAAATAAAAAGCATTATATTTGCACTATAAACAATTAAAAATATATAGATATGAAAACAAATTTAATTAAGACTGAATTAACCCTTGCTCAAATCCTTAATCATCAACTTAATTGGGGCTATCAACCTAATGCCAAAGACCTGGATAACCTTTGCCCTATTATTCATTTATCCAAACTGGAAATTGACCAAGAAGACAATCAACCTCTAGACCAATACCAATTAGGCATGCTAGAGTACATTACTCCTCATATTGCATATCTTGCTACTATTGCTCCCTACGTTCAACTTATATCCATCGAAACTAAGGAACGGGACTATGAGGGAATCCATATATGGACCTTTGCTTTAAAAACTCCAAACCTTATGGACTATGAACCATCCATGATAGATACACTAATTGATACCTTCAAGGAATGCTTCCCTTATGATTCTCAGGCTTGCTTTAACCATAGTCCTCAAATCAAATATCTTAACGGTCTATTCACTATTATTGTACCTTTCACTTGCTAAAAACATTACCATTATGAGAACAAGTCAAATTAACCCACAGGTTGCTATCAATGCCCTAATGGTATATCTAGGTACCTATAACTATTATTACTCATGGTACAATTTCATACATAATACCTACGATAATAACTTTACAGGTTATGTACCTATACCAGGTAAGGAAAATCCCTTCATCGCTCTAGAGGCTTACCTAAGGGAACCTAAACCCGAAATCCTGGTATGCTATAATACAGATGAAGAATACTTTACCTTCAATAGATTACAGGATGAGCCTATGGCCGATACCTCTATGGCAGAGGATACCTATATCTTCGATGGTGTTACCTTCTATATCTTCAAAGATTAACTATCGCTAACTATGTTACACCCTATAAGCCCAGCCTATCTTAGGTACTGGGCTTTTCTTATGTAACCTAACTCTAGGCCATCATTGGACTTGCTAAGGCTTACCCATGTCCTAATATAGGCCTTAGTTCTTTAGGACTCCCTACATGGCCCATGGCATTGGTATAAAAGCCTGCTAGTCACCTAATGGCCTTTATGTATGATAATATACAGATAATACCTACCGGACTGTATGGGGCCTTCTTTTTTCTAAAGTGGTCCTATACCAACCCCTTCCTTATATCCATCAATATACCTATATTACCTACCCACAACCATGCCCCCAATTCAAACCCCTAAAACCTACTTGCAAATTTTTCATACGAAATTATTAAAAATAATTCTTTAGAAATTTCTCGAAAATTTTTCTATAAATATTTTGCAGATACAAATAAAATGTTTATCTTTGTAGTGTTGAAAAAGCAAAGAGATATTTAAAATTTTGATTAACTATTTTTAAAGAAAAAATTCTCTGAAAATTTTGCAGATACAAATAAAATGTTTATCTTTGTAGTGTAATCAAAAAGCGATGTTTGACATACTGAAACACTTAAATAATTCCTTTTCTCTTTTTCTTATAAATCATTTAGTTTTATAGAGAAAAGGATATAATAAAATAAACTTAAAAACTAAATGTATTTTATTATGGAAGAATTGAAGAATGTAGTAGTAGAAAACAAAGAAGTGAAAGTAAACAAAGTTAGTGCAAAAAAAGCAACTGCAAAAGCAAAAGCAAATAGCACTATTAAACTATCAGTTGATAGTATTTTTAAAAGTCTAAATGAAAAAACAAACGGACTTTTAAAAACTTCTTTAGGAAAGAAAACAGAGATTTACGTTGAAAGTCTTTTTGCAGAGTTGAACGAAAAGCAAAAAAAAGCATATAGAAAAAAGTTAAGAAATACAACTTTTTCTTTGCTTGACTCGATTTGCAAAGCAAAAGAAGAAAAGAAACAAAATGAATTAAAAACACTTGTTTCAGCTTTCAACGATTTTTATAAGCAAGTTTATAAAATTCACGATTTTTCTTTTGCTTCTATTGCAAGCGAAAATACAAAGGACACAAAAAAAGAAGTTCTTACAAAAGGTTTGAATATTGTTAAGAATTTCAAGTAATTAACTACAAAGGGAAAGATTTAATCTTTCCCCTTTTTTAATTTTAAATAATATGCTTATACTTACTTTATTAGTAGCTACTTTAATAGTAGTGATTTGTTTTGTTTGCTTACTGTATTTTATAGCAAACGTTTTAAATAAACGTTATTGCATTGTACTAATTAATAATAGTTATAAATTAATAGACGTAAATACATTAGAAAATTACGTTGATAACGTTAATAATGTATTAGATATAGACGAAAGAAATTATTTAAATATTACTTTAATATCATTTAGTTTATTCATTATATATCTATTTGCTTGCACACACAAAGAAAATAAAAATTTCTTTGATAAGTATTTTAATAAACACTACGATACAGTCGTATATTAATAGAGAAGTAAGGGACACGCAAATAAATGTTTGTCCCTTACTTTTTATTTTTAAATGTTAAATTTAACGTAACCGTTCGGCCCTAAAACTACCACACAAAAATCGCTCCTCGTATTAAGGGGTACCTAGACCACACATGCACACACAAAGAAGCCAGAGACCTAATATCCCTGGCAACTTATTACAGAATACTACCTAATAAGTTATTGGTCCTTTCCCTACCTAATACTCCCTTAACCTTACCACCATTCTTTCGATAAAAGAAAACATACCACATTTGAAGATTAGGTAACCACCATCTCTTAACTTCATTATAACCTTTAAAGTATCTTTCAATACAATTCATATCCAAATCAGTAATCCATAACTGATACCAAACCCTATTACCCTCAGAACACCTTAGGATTCTCTTAAATTCATCCTCATATACTGTATCAACCGTTACCATATTGCCTAAACATTTCTTGGTTCATCCTAAATCCAGGCCTAGATATAATCATTCTCTGGATATCATGTATCTTCATCGCTATCTCATTTGCTTCCATCGGATGATTAATGGGTAATGCCAAAAACCTATTCCAAATCTCTTCGGTAAGCATAAGGATTTCCTCTTCCTCTTTGGTAAGCTTTGCTAAATCTTCCATCATGGGTATATTTTAGGTTCTTCAAATGTAATAGGAGGGAGCTTTGGTTCTCCCTCCCTTTTAATTCTCTCTAAGTCCTCAAGGGCACACTCTAGTATTTTAATACGTTCAGCATTATATTCTTTAGATACAGGGAACCAAAATGCTGTTCCCATAAGGTATTCGTGGTTCTTAAGCTTTTCTAAGGGTACCTTGAACCATACCCTCCCATTTATATCTAGAACTTCTTCCTTCAGATGTTAGATTAAAGGAGTAGAATATCCAAAGTATACATGGGTAAGGTTAAACCTTTGTGGAGTGAACCAAGATTTAATTACCTTTCTCCAAAGAGTCCTATCTGGGTCATCCTTATAATTAGAAGCCTCAATTAGGTCAGCACATAATCCTACAGGTGAATTGGGATTTTTTACTCTTTTATTGAATACCTTGTAGAAAGTATTCTTTATCTTTGAGTAGTTGTCTCTTACCAATCCCCCGATTACCTTATTCTCTAAGGAGTTATAATCGATTGCAGTGAACGTAGGCTCTTCCATCTTTCTCGAATTTTCTTTCAAACCATTGGCAGGTAATACACTTTGGACTTCCTACCATTATCTGTACTTCTCCCTTAATTACTGGGCATGGGTTGGTAAGCTTCTTTTGCCTACCTACCTTCTTCGTTGTTATTTCTCTGTTCATAGTTCTTAAAGTATGTGATTAGTAAATATATCGGAAATAGAGGCATGATTAACCAGACTGTTAGGAAAAAGAACCCCACCCTTTTCATTGGGTGGGATGCCGTGATTAACCTTGTCATAAACCATGCAGGTATAGCACATACGGCATATATGATACCTAAGATTATCCAAGTTGTCATTGTTCAAAGTATTTTGTTACGATTTTGGATATCTTCTTATCTAATTCTACGATTAGTTCACTGAACTCTTTGTCCTTCATATCTTTTATCTTGGCTTCGATAAATTCCAGGTTTCTCTTAATAGAGAAGTAAGCTTTGAAGGCTTGGTAATCCAATTCGGATTTATCTGTTAGAGGTAATATCATACTTGATTTACCATCTAACCTTGTATAGAATCCATCGGGTCCCAGGGTTCTTGATACCTTTACTTTGTTACTCAGTACTGCAAACCCACCTTTCTTATCTATGGATTCTACGATTACTTTCTCCATAAGAGTTTTGCCGTCAGAGAAAATGACTTCTTCACCCTCCTTTAGCTTTTTGGTTTCTTTGTTCTTTTTCATATCTTTATTATTAAAATTGTTTATGCAAATATACAAAATTATTCTGATTTAATGCAATTATCAATAAGAATTTTTAAATCTGCTGCGGTAAAGGATTCACGACTTAAGAGTTCCATAAGTTCTACAGGAGTAAGTGTTATTCCATTTGGAGTAAATAGTTCTCTAGAGTGTTCTGGAATTATTCCCTGGAATCCCCAATTATTATATGAGTTAATAATCATGGAGTTATCTCCTGTGAGTATAGCTATATACTTTTCTGAAGTTTTAATACGTTCTCTTCTGAAAGTACCCGTTTCTATCCATAGCGAATTAAAATGGATAGTGTAATGACGGTAATCCGGAGTAATTAATGGGATTATTTCCATCGAAGAATCTTTCTTTACCTTATCATCTTCAATTTTAATGTTATGCCAAAAAGCACATTGAAAGCAAAGTGATTTTTCTTTCATTAATTGAGGTATTACCTTAGTTAAATCGTAATCATCCAAATTTAAGGGTGCATTACATAAATGACATGTGAGTTTCTCTTCCATATTATTATAAATTTATATAAGATAATAGAACTCCTGACTATCATCTAGATAAGGTATACGCAATACTTTCTTTTCTTTAATGAACTTTAAAATATAACGTTATGGATAAGTTAACTAATGAAATGATTGTGGCTTTAGCCAATGATTTAGGACTAGAGCCAGCTCTTCTCAAGGCAGTACAACTGGTTGAAGCAGCAGGTAGAGATGGATTTTTAGTAGATGGTAGACCTCAAATCTTGTTTGAAGGTCACATTATGTACAAAGAAATCAAAAACAAGTTCGGTTTAGACAAATCTGTAGCTGCTCAAAAGAGTTATCCTACCATTTGTTTCCCAAAATGGGATAAATCGAAGTACTTGGGAGGAGCAAATGAGTACAAAAGACTCGAAATTGCCAAGAAAATTGACGAAGAATGTGCTTTGAAGTCAGCTTCTTGGGGAATGTTTCAGATTATGGGCTTCAATCACAGCTATTGTGGCTGTAAAGACGTCTTTGAATTTGTGAAAAAGATGCAAGAATCTCATGCAAGTCAGCTAAAACTCATGTATTACTACATGAATAACACTAGTTGTTTGAAAAATCTGAAGGAACATGACTGGGCAGGCTTTGCTCGGAAGTATAATGGTCCTGGTTATGCTGAAAATGCCTATGACCAGAAGTTAAAAAACGCTTACGAAAACTTTAAAAATAAGATATAATGAAGGTAATTTACAACAAATTCATCCCTTTCAAGGGATACAAGGCAATGAACCTATTCGGAATTGTCTTTGTGAGAAAAGGTGCTAAGTTTGACACCTATGATTACAACCATGAGCACATTCATCTCAAGCAAATGCAAGAGATGTTGTGGGTATTCTACTACTTATGGTATGCAATCGAGTACTTAATCATCATGTTCTTTGCTAAGTGGAACAAACAAAGCGAAAGATACCATGATGTAAGCTTCGAGGAAGAAGCCCATAACAATGACCACGACTTGGAGTATATCCGAACTCGTAAACATTATTCCTGGGTTAAGTATGTAAAACTTAGAAGCTACAAGAAATAAGTATTTTTAATTACATAATCTTTTCCCGTTACAATTGACCGAGCTTTAGTCTTACTTATTTTAAATTTTTGGGCTAAGTATCTTGAGGTAGTATTGGGATGTCTCAACTTATATCTATATACTCTAAGCCTTAATCTATCAGAGTAAACTCTAGCTCGGCCATCAGTTTGTTTTTGTGCATTATTTTCAGAAACTGTACCCCAGTATAGATTTTTATAATGATTGTTACAGGGGTTATTGTCTATGTGGCATACACAATTTTTATTATCTGGATTGGGAACCCAAGCTAAAGCCACTAATCTTGCCAGAGTTTGTCTGGAGTTACGTTTTCTACCTCTAACTCTAACACTAACGGTGGGCTTAATATAGGTTCCATTTCTTTTAGAGTTAGTTCTATAACCTACTTTAAGCTCTTTTAGAGTATTATTAGATTGGATTTTAAAAGCTTTACCTCCTTTAGTAACATATAAGTTACAAAAACCGGGTACATTACATTGAACTAAATTTTTCATATATGAATATATTAGGTGTTTCAGCCGCCCAAGGGGCGTTATTATTTCCATTTTTACATAGTAAGAAATATAAAATACTAGCCAATATTGAACCAAGAGGAGTATTTCATACTAGTTGCGAGAGTCAATGGAAGTTAAACTTTGGGGATATACCCTTTTATAGGGGATTTTGTTTACAAGAATTTGATGAGAAAGTAGATATTGTGGTTGCTTCCCCAGATTGCGGGATAGCTTCAATTATGAGGCTTTCAAAGGTAAAAGAATTGGGTAATCCTAAGGATAACAGGAGTTTAAATCTAGTAACTGCTGCAATATTAGAATATAAGCCTAAGATTTTTCTTATTGAAAATCTTCCTCGTTTGCTATCTTTACTTCCTTGTGAATTCTTTGAGGAAACCTTTAAGGACTATAAACTTATTTTTCATGAAAGGTCAGTTTCTGACTATGGGAACTCCCAAGTATCAAGGAAACGTTTAATTGTCATTGGAGTGCATAAGAAAACCGGTAAGAAATACTTGAATGCTTTTAATGAAGTATTCCAAGTAAAAACTCCAAAACTTACTAGAGATTTGCTCTTTGTATCTCCTTACGGGAGTAATTATAACATCCCGATAGAAAAGACCCTTGCAATGTATGACTATCGAAAGCTTCCGGAAAAGAAGAATCTGACTGTTGAGAAGATTCAAGTATTATGGAATAGTGCTTTCAAGCAAGAGAAGAAATGGCCCATTAAAACTGCAAAGATGAGTACTCTCCCGGGAGTATATCGATTAGAATTAGATAAACCACCTCTAACTTTAAGACCTGCAGATAGGCAATTTAGACCTGATGGATACCCTCTTGGGATTAATGATTTCAAGGAAATCATGGGATTTCCTAAACAGTTTAAGATTTACATTGACCAAGAGAATTACCTTTACTGGTTAAACAAAGCAAGGTATACCATTGCCAAAGGTTCGGTATATGAAGTTGGGATTTGGTTTAGGCGATGTATCAAGAAGGCCCAGATACCTTGAATTTTTATTTTTTCTCTTTTATATATTTTCTCTTTTTTGTTTAGCTTACCTATAGCTATTAGACTATTAGCCAATAGAACATAATTCTAATCTGAAAGGAAAAGGGATTGTTAAGGGAGAAGGAGAACAAGCCAAGAACGTAACTGATTGATTTTGAATTGATTAAGTATGTATTACTCTTGGCAACTGAATGCCAAGTCATTGATAATTAATATGTTAGCTTATGAACAAGAAAAACCTAAAGAATGCCTTAGTACTTTTGCTACTAGGATTTACTATTTACCTTTGCTTCAGGAATTACAAACTGAATTCATATATCAGACAACTTCCTGATTCATCGGTCATTGGCATTCCTGATACAATCAAATTGAAAGA